CGTTGCGCCGCTTCCATCCGTCGCGGTTTCCGGGAGGAGGGCTCTTGCCAAGCGGCCCGCAGTGATTTGCATAATGGGGCTCAAGTCTCGCGCGTGAGCCATGCGTCCGGGTGGCGCAATAACGTTGATCGCCTTCGCGGGGAATTGAGCGTTTATGGTGCGGATCGGCGGCTTTAAATCGGAATCTGCGGTAATGACCAAGGCGCGGTCGAAAACATCGTTAAAGGCGTCGGCGACGAGCTGCACCGCCATAGCTACGTCGCTTTCCTTTTCCTCGTGCTGCGTCCAAGTGATTCCGCAGGCCCTGCATTTCCGGGCCTTGCTCTTGAAGTGGCCCACTTGGCATTTGACGCCGACATGGCGCAATGCCTTCACGTATTCTCTGTGGCGTATGGTTTGGGGCGGGAGCCAGGTCGCATAGGCCGTAAAATAGTGCACGCCGATCAACGTCTCATTGCTGGCGCAGAGATCGGCAGCGAGTTTATGAAGATCGAGCCACTTCAGGTAAGGTTTTTTAAGATCATCGATCGCGTGGTACAGGTTGAAACCGTCCACATAGGCCGTAACGCGGCGCATGCCATTTCCTAAATTGAAAAGGCCGCAACCTTGCGGTTACGGCCTTGTCCACCGAAACTGAGCCGGTGGGAGCGAATGCGGCCTATATAGAGCGAACTGGCGTCTAAGTCAATTCATTTTGAATAATCTCAATAAAGTAGCGGTTTTATGGTGGTTTAAAAACATATTCAAAACGGTTTTTAGCTGGTTTTTAAACGAAATACGCCGCCGCCGGTATTCCTGGCGATGAACGCGTCGCCAGCAGCCTCTATCGCCCTGCGCTTGCCACGCCTTAGCAAATCACAGACATTGACAGCCTGACCGGCGCGAGTCGGTCGAATTCGTATTGAAGCCGTGAAGGCCTAGAACGACCACGGCCCCCCTGTCGCCAAACAGGAGGGCCGCAAAAGACGAAGGAGATTGAACCCCCAGAACAGGTTCAATCTCCCAAATTGTCAGATGAGAGTCAACGGGAAAGCGTCGCTTTTCCGGACGGTCGCGCTATGCCGAAGCGGCCCCGCAAAGGGGGCCAATGTTGAAAACCTCACTCGACGGCGCAATCAGCGCCGCGCGGACGCTTGCCCATGTGGACGAGCTGGCGCGTAACCTTTGGCAAGCCTACGGCGCCGGAACCATCTCGGACGCCGAAGCCGAAAACCTCGGCGCCAGGATCGAAGACCGCCGCAGGGAGATTCGGCCTGTCGATCGAACCGCCATTAGGGCGCCGTCGGTTCCGCGCAGCGCGGCAAGCTGCTTCCCGCTAAAACCTCGGCGGGCGGTTTCTCCTGATCGTGTGGCGTCAATGGCGCGTAGGCGCAGGCTGGCAGCAAGCGGCCCCATGCCGCCCGCGCTGGCCTCTCATTATACTACGGGGCAGATGGCGGTTTTCCGGATCGTCGCCGATGAGGTCCGCCAGCATGGCGCCTGTTCTCGTACCCTCGGGGAGATCGCCGCAAGAGCTGGCGTAGGGATAACAACCGCGCGTGATGCAATCCGAGCTGGGGCGTTTGACGGTATTCTCATCATCGAGGAGCGCCGTCGCCGGGGCGCGCCAAATCTCCCGAACGTGGTCCGCGTCACCAATCGGGAGTGGTCAAACTGGATCAAGCGCAGCGGGAGGGGAGGGTCCAGTTTTTCGGGGGCCACGTATAGTAAGAGTTCAATCCCTCCTAAACCCAAAGCCTCCACCTGTGAAAATGTCAATCGGCAAGCCCATGATCTGAGATTCCGCCCTGCCGGCAGTGACAGAAGCGGGTGAAAGGTTGTGGGCAACCGATAGGGGCCAGCCGGAAAGTGCATCACCTTCGCTTTAATGTTTATGTCACGTTTTTATGGTGGTATAATAGTACTGTTTTGAGGAGTCTATAATGCCAATTATTTTAGGAATGGTGCAGAGCAAGGGGGGCGTAGGCAAAACCACGATCAGCCTCAACCTTGCCAGTGAGTTTGTCCGGCGCGGCAAAACGGTCGTTCTTTTCGACGCCGATCCGTCCGCCCATGCCGTCATGATCGCCAAGGATGCGTTTTTGAAGTTCGCGGTGGTGCCGTTGCTGCTGGAGCAAACGGACAAAGCCGAGGTCGCGGCCTGGGCGAAGAGAATCCGCGCAGTCGATGCTGACATTGTGATTGTCGACGCGCCCGGATCGATGGGTGCGGCCTATGGCGCGACGATCGCGGTTAGCGACCTGGCGCTTGTCCCGTCAGGGTCGACGATCATGGACATCAACGGCGCGGCTGAGACGGTCAAGGTTATCCGGCAGACGCGCAAGGCTTCCGGACGGGCAAAGCCTGACGTGCTGATTATTCCATCGCGGATCGACAAACGCACGGTTGCGGGAAAAGACGCCGTTGTGATGCTCGCGGGCCTGACAGAGCCGATATCGCCGGTGATCAGCAGCAAAGCTGTGGTTGCAGACTCTTTGGCGACAGGCGACACGGTCGGGCCTGACACGCCATCTGCTGGCGAATTCGCAGCGCTCGCCGACGCCATTCAAACCCGCCTTGGAGTTTAAAGATGACCAAGAAACCGTCGCTTGCTCAAACCATGGCACTCAAGGCCGCCGCCGCCGTCGCCAATGAACCGGACGAGCCGAACACAAGCGACAAATTGCCGTTCCTGTCGACAGGCACTGAGCCGACCACGGCCGCGAAGAAGCCGGGCAGGCCGAGGGGCAAGCGCGATATCGAGGCGCGCGTTACCGTTTATCTCGACGCCGCGCGGCACGACGCACTTGTGAAAATCGCCGCTGATCGCCGCCGTTCGATCCACAGCCTTATCCTTGAGGGGATTGACGCGATAACGGGAAAACCCACCATGAAAGCATGGGAATAATTCTATAATAACGTTTTTATGGTGTTAGAAAATCTCAACGTAGAGACAATGGTGGCGGGGCCGGTCAACCGAAAAGCAACGAAGGCGCGCTTTCGTTTAGGCGCGCTTCGCCAGTCTCACGCCAGATCCTCCACCGTTCTCCGCAATGAAGATCACGCCGGCGCCCTCGAGCGCGGCGCGGACAGCTTCAATGGTGCGCGCCTGCGCGGCGAGTGGCCCCGGCTGGGATTCTAGGCGCTTGATAGAGGGAAGGGAAACCTTCGACGCTTCGGCCAAATCCTTTTGCTCAATTCGTAAGAGCGCCCGTGCCGCCCTTACCTGTTCGCTCGTTATCATATAATGCCTCTGGTATCTATTAATACCTCAGGTGTTGACGTAACCTGTAGGATAATTTAAACCCTCAGGTATCACATAAAGCCACGGTGGGCAAATTGTGAGATGACGATTGGAGCAATCCCCATGTTGAAAGATAGTGCTTCAGCACTCGTAGTAAATAGTCGGCGCATCCCGGATGCTCCGGAAAGCCTCTCCCTGTCGCGGCGCCTATTTCTCGGCAGATTTGCTGCTTCGTCCGTCGCTGCGACAGTCGGAGCCGTCGCCTTGGCGGAGGCAAAGCCGGCTTCCATTGAAAACCCGAACCTCGTGCAGCTCGGCGAGAATCTCACCCGTACTGAGGCATCGTACCTGGCAGCGAGCGAAAAACTGCAAATGGCGTACGGAATGATTGAGCCCGTAGCGGTCGCTATCCCGCTCGAACTTATGCGCACATGCGAGGAAAGCATTTATCTTAAAGCGGAATTTCCCATTCTGCCGGACGGCAGGATTATTGAGATCCCTGGAGAGGGGATACGGAAAATTTTTACCAGCGCGTCGTTGAACGCGGATTCTGCTGTCTTCAGCTCGCGCACCAAAATAGGCAAATTCATACGCCGCAAATTGCCGATCGCCAGGGCGTACGAGGCCGGCGTTGCGAGCGCCCGCGCGCAATCAGGTATCGATGCGGCGCACAAAGCGCATGAAGCAGCGATTGAAGCGCTGGATCGTCTGGCGCCTAAAATCATGGAACAACCCCACCTGACCGTCGCCGGCTTGAAGATTAAGGCGCAGGCATATTCCGCCATAGCTAATTTGCCCAACGGCAGAGGGTTATACTCCCACGTCTGGGGTCGAGGACTCGCCGAGGCAATACTCCAGATCGATAGCGCTACACGTTTCAGAGGCTGCAGTTCATCGATCAGGTGAGTGTGCGCTCATCAAAAGCGTGGCGTGTCCGGCGCTCTGTTCGAATAGCGGAAATCAAATAGGCAGATTTCACCGCCTTGAAAGCGGCTCATCGTCGGAATCGTTCTTCAATTGATCCGGAAACTGCAACTTGCACCGCAATCAAAACGAATGCTTTTCTTCGTCAAACAATCCGCCGGATCCGCGCATCCTCGATCTCATCGAGGCCGGGGGGGCCACCAAAGGGGAGAAACTCATCGCAGCCATTGTAGACGCAGAAATAGCGGAGGCGGTGGTCGCCCAAGACGATGGCGCGGCGGGCGATCGACCACAAGCGGATAGTAATGACATAGGTGATGGCGACGAAACGGGGCAGATCATCCGGCAGATGAACGAACAGTTTACGCTCGTTCTTCATGGATCGAAGGCCGTGATTTTCTGGGAGCAGCCCCATGCACTTCCCGAAGATCGGGTCCGCATTCTCACGCTTGACGCCTTCAAAACGTTTCATCTCAATCGTTTTCAGGTCTATTCGGCGTGCGTCAAAAACGAAAAAACCGGCGAATTTGACACCGTTTCAAAAAAGCGTGGCGTGGCGCCGCTTTGGCTTACGCATCCGGACCGCAAGCAGGCGCACGGCGTCGAATTCTATCCCGATCGCGACAACGCATCGGGCACGCCCGGCTATTTCAACCTGTGGCGTGGATTTTCGGTCAAACCGGATTTCGACACGCCCAAGGATGTGAGGTGGAAGAAATACGCCATCTTCCGCGATCATCTGCTTACCAATGTCGTAGACGGCGATCAAACCAATTTTAGGTGGATGTTCGCTTGGTTCGCGCAAATGGTTCAGCGCCCGCGCGAGCGGATCGGCACTGCCATTGTGCTGCGCGGGCGCATGGGAACCGGCAAGACGATCCCCGGCATGGTGATCGGGTCGCTATTCGCGTCTCATTATTTCCTCGTAGATGATGCGCGTTATCTGACCGGCAACTTCAATGCTCACATGGCGTCATGCTTGTTGCTACAGGTCGATGAAGGTATCTGGGCCGGCGATAAGGCGGCGGAAGGTCGCCTGAAGGGGTTGGTCACATCCGAAAAGCAGATGATCGAAGCGAAAGGCGTCGATCCGATCCGGCTGGCCAACTTCGTGCGGCTGTTCTTCAGCTCCAATGAAGATTGGGTTGTGCCGGCCGGGCTAGAGGAGCGGCGCTTTGCCGTCTTCGACATCGCGCAGCATGTGATGCAAAATCATGAGTATTTCGGCGCGATGCTGCAGGAGCTGGACGCCGGCGGCCGCGAGGCGCTGCTCGCCGATCTGCTCGAATTCGATCTTGACGCGCCTGGCGCGCCTAATTTGCGCGCGATTCCGAAAACCGAAGGATTGCTGGAGCAGAAGCTCCGGTCGATGGAGCCAGTTCCGGCGTGGTGGTTTGGTCGCTTGGTCGAAGGCACTCCGACGCACCGTCAAAAAGATTGGACATCGAAGGTTCCGACGCGGACGCTGTTCAATGACTTCATTCGCACGGCCGAAAAGATAGGCGTTCGGCGCAAGGCTGATGAGACAGCATTCGGCATCGCCATGAAGAAACTCCTGCCGGTAGTCGCCGTCGTCAAATCATGGGAGACGGTCGAAGAATATGACACTGACGGCCACATCTGCGAGATCCGCAAGCGCGTTCGCTGCTACACACTGCCAGCGATTGATGAATGCCGGACCTTTATGGAAGATCGCCTGGGCCAGTCTGTCGATTGGGATGTGCGGGCGGGCGACGGCGAGAGCGAGGAAAGCTCGGCGCAAAATTCCGAAATCGGTTATCATGATGATGATGTGGATGCTGGCCGATGATGGCTAACCTGTCCCACCTCGGCCACCTCGGTAAAATTAAACCAAGAGGTTGGCCCTTTGCAACGCCCAGAAAAATAAGGGCTTGTCCAACCTGTACCACCTTGACCACATATTTCCTCACATGCGCGAGGCGCATCCGTTTGTCGTTCTCTGTGGAGCACAGACTCCCTTTGGCTAACAACCTCAAAATAGGTGGCCGAAGTGGGACAGGTTGGACAGGCTTAGCGAATACAATGCGTTCAACGTGGCCAACCTCTTCTATTTTTTTTGAGGAGGTGGTCAAGGTTGGCCGCTTTCGGTTCCTGCGGCTCCGATCGCTGCCCTCCCCCCACCGGGTTTCGGTCCTCACGACCATGGGTCCTGCAACCGCATACCTTCTCATGTGCGCAAATTTTTTCCTGTCGCAGATGGTTTGATTTCAAGTTGAAAAACCCCTCCTAATTCAAGGTAATCAAGAATGATCGATGCAATTCAAATGATCGCGGCGACCTCTCGGCGAGGTGGGAAGCGACCCGGCGCCGGCCGCAAGAAATCCTCCGATGCGCTAACCAAACCGAAGGGCGGACGCGGTGGCACCCGCGCAGGCACCGGCCGCAAGAGCAAGTTCGCGGAAATTCCTGCGGCCGACATCCTCGTGCAATTGAGCACGATGATTGACCAGGCCGAACTCGATGGCCTGTTCACCGCCGCTCGCGCAGGCGATTTCTCATCGCTCCGTCAACTCCACGCGTTTTTTGTCGGTGCCGCGGAGCGCGTCGCCCAGCGCTCAGCCGGAGAAAGAGCCACCGCATGACGGACGATCTCAACGACCGCTTGCGGCAGGTGGCCGCCGCCGTTTCCAACATAGGTGATGTGGGGATCTGGTTTAGCGAAGGGGTTGAGATTTTCCTCAACCAGCCGAAAGACGCCAAGAAAAAAAGCTTAGACGCCGCGCTCGGTCTGTCGCGGCCTGGGCGCGATCATGCCGCCACGCTGGAAGGAAACAGGAAGAGCAACGATGCGATCTATGACCTCGCGATGTTTTTGGGACTCGATGTCGACGACTCAAGTGATCGGGAGAATCTTGGAAAAAAGCTTGATCGTTATGGGGCATCCGCGTGGCTCAATGACCGTTCGCTTTCTGCAATGCCGGCCGATTACGTTGGGCGAGAAAAAGAGCATTTGTATGCCGCATATCACCATCGGCACAGGGATATGCCAACCGGGGAAAAGCAGCTCGGCGACATTTTGGGAAGAATTCAAATATCCCGATTTCATCACCAAAAAACGGGCGCAAATTCCAAGTCGATCAACACAACAAGGAATGCTGCGATGCCTGATTACAAAGCCAACATCAGCGACGTTCACACCGCGCTTCAGAATCTCCACCCCGGTGTTTTGGTTCATGTCCGCTCCACTGGTGCCGAGGGCGCCGAAACGTATTTCGTTAAATATGAAAATCTCGGCTGGGAAAATTCCGAGTGGCACCCGGTCGACCCGAACTTCATCGCGGATGTCTTCGAAATAGCGCGTACCGCGCATATCGCCGCCGTCGCGGCCGATGCTGCAACTTCTGAAACAACCTCTTGATCCACGGTGATCCAATGACGTCTCCCAAAAAAACGCCTGATGAGAATTTCCTTGCGGCAATCAAGGCGAGTTCCGTAGGCGCGCAAATCAATAAGGAACAGCTCCAGGCTATCGCCCAGCAAAGAAAGGTCGCCGCCAATGAACTGGCGGCAGTAAATGCCGCCAACCTCAAGGAGTGGCCCGAAGCTGTCGCGGCTCAAGAAAAGGCAATCGCGAAAGCTCGCGAGATTGAAAAGCAGCTCGCCAAAGCATGGGAGGAAGTGAACCGCTGGACCAATGAGCGGTCAAGAATCAGCAACGACTATTCGATGCGCCGCACTCAGCTCGAGTACGAACTGAAGGAATCGTCGTCGCCGTTGATCGATGAATGCATCAAGGTCTTATGGGCGGAAATCGACGCCACCTGGAAGCTTAAGGAGATCGTTTTCGAAACAGTGACCAATGCTCTTACTCGGAAAAAAGAGGTTGTTGAAAAAAGCAACTATGCGTCGTGCAAGGCGCGCGTCGCGGCCATTCGCGCCGCCATCCCGGAGGTTGAGGAAATGAAGCTGATCGCCGATCAGTCCAGCGTCCCGGCTGCTCTGGAGGCTATCAAAGCCGGATTGCCCACGGTCGAGAAGCTCGAGGCGGCGAGATGAAAACTCCCACCCGAAACATCAATTTCAAGACGCCCATCCGTGGCGTCTTTGGGGGCTCACTCGTTAGCCCGGCCAAAGCTGCAAAAGCACCCGCCGAAATCTCACGCGATCACAAGGATCCATCCACTATGCCCGCAGCACAGCCCCAGGCGCATAGCCGCGGCGCCGATCCGGCGCCGAAACTGCCCGCCGCTCCTCAGCAGGTCTCCAAATTCCGCAGCTTTGGAGAACAGATGCAAGCCATTGCGCGCCAGGAGATGAGCGGGAATACCGATAATCGCTTGGTTCGTCAGCCTGGCCCGTCAGGTTTAAACGCCACGGATCCGATCCAGGGCGGTTTTTTGATCGACGCGGACTTCATGCCTGCGTTGAATGAAAGCATCTATCCGGCATCGGTAGTATTTCCGCTGATCGACCAGCGGGACACAGATAATCCGTTGGCGAGCGCGGTCATTCCGGCAATTGACGAGACGAGCCGCGCCACCGGTAGCCGCTACGGCGGGACGGCCGCTGGCTGGGTGGATGGCGGGTTCAACACGCTGACCAGTCTGCCGAAGTGGAAGGCTCTCAAGTTCGGCGGCCACAAGCTCATATCATTATCGATCGTCACCAATGAACTCATGGCCGACGTAACGATGCTGGGTTCGCACTTGAAGAAGGCCTTTGCGGCGGAATTCGGATTCCTGATTGATCAAGCCATTGTCTCAGGGACCGGCGCCGGCGTTCCTCTTGGTATTCTGAATTCTGCGGCATTGATCAAGGTGGCCAAGCAGAGCGGGCAGGCCGCCGGGACAATCTTGGCGGAGAACGTCCGCGACATGTGGGCGCGGATGCCGCTCGCCTCGAGGAGAAATGCTGTCTGGCTTGTTTCCGAGGATGCAATGAGCCAGCTAGATTCGCCTGATGCGAGCGGCTTCACTGGCATCTTCCAGCCCTCCGGCGTCGCTAGTTCGGCGGTTCCGCTGCTCAAGGGCCGGCCCGTTCTGGAAATAGAGCAAGCAAGCGCCTTGGGCACGGTTGGCGACATTATTTTGGTCGATCCGACGCAATACATCACCGTCAGCAATAAACTACGGGCGGACTTCAGCGTCGATTTCCAGTTCAACAATGATCAGTCTGTTTTCCGCTTCACTTGGCGCATCGACGGTAAGCCGGCTTCGTCCAGCCCGATCACGCCCTTCAACGGCACTGTGACGAGATCGCCATTCGTCGCGCTCGCGGCCCGCTAGCGCGCGGGGATGTCAGATCCTCAGCTTTTTCGCGGCGAGGTGGATGGGGATATGGCGGGAGAATGGGCGTCGTGGCTTCAACGGCGCCCATTCTTTTTTGTAATCCAACATCAACTTGAGAAATCAAATAGCGCGGTTTCATCGCCCGGAATTTGACGCACATTTCTATTCGTAGACTGCGAAATTGGGATGAGGTGAACAAGATATGCGTTGGTGGTCTCCTTGGCGCAAATCGCAGCCGGTCGCGGAAAAGCGCTCCTTTGACGAACCCGGCTGGAGTTCGACCTTTTCGGCCCATGCGATCAGCGGAATCGACATCAACCCCACGACTGCGCTTACCGCCACAGCGGTGCTCGCATGCTTCACCATGCTTTGCGAAGATTTCGCCAAACTCGACCCGGTGCTCTATCGCCTGGACGCCAATGGCGGGCGCGTCCCGGCCGAAGACCATGAACTTTACCCGCTGCTCTACACGCCCAACAGCTACCAAAATTATTTCGAATGGGCGGAAATGATGCAATTTTGGCTTGTCGCGCGCGGCAATGCCTATTCCGTCAAGATCCGCGACCTGCGCGGGCGGGTTAAAGCCCTGATCCCCGTTGCCTCCGATTGGGTGGCGATGTGGGAAGCGCCAGGCGGCGGCCTGTTCTACCGGGTCACGCCCAGCGGCTTGCACATGCTGGCGATGCTGTCGGATGAACCGTTCTTGATCCCGGCCGAGGATGTGCTCCACATCAAGGGCTTCAGCATCGGCGGTCTGCTTGGCGCGTCGCGGGTGGTGCTGGCCAAGGAGGCCATAGGCTTGTCGCTGGCCTATGAGCGCCAGGCCGCGCAATGGATGGGGCAGGGCGCTAGCGTCAACGGCATCCTGACGACAGACAAGAACCTGACGCCAGACGCCGCCAAACGCATGGCGCAGGATTGGAAGGACACGAAAGCCGGTCTACAGAACGCCGGCAAGGTGCTAGTGCTCGAGCAGGGTCTGAAATGGCAGGAAACGGCGATGACCGCCGTTGACGCCGAATTTATAGCTTCGCGAGGCCTGCAGCTCGCCGAGATCGCCCGCGTGTTCCGCGTGCCGGCGCACATGATCGGCGACTTGTCGCGGAGCACCAACAACAACATCACCCAACAGGCGCAGGAATATATTAATCTGACGCTGTCGAGCTATACCAAGCGCTGGGCGTGGAAGCTGAACGTCGATTTCGACCTGCGCGCGCAGGGGATTTTCCTCGATTATGACCTATCGGCCCTCACCCGTGCCGACGTGTTACCGGCGGTGAAGATCCGCGCATAGACGGCGCGGTCGTGAGCTGTGCAGCGACGACGGCTGCCGCGTTTACGGCGAGACAGCGCTTGGCCTGACGCGGGTTCGGCA